CGACCTTGAATTTATAACGATTCTAAAACTGTCCGTTATCGGTAGCCCACCGAAATGCAGCGAGCATTCTGCGAGCATATGATGACAGTGGATGGCGGTGCCGCAATGGTACCGCCCATGTGGCTTGGAGTCAAGTTAATGGCAGCCAAGCTATATGCTGTATTTGGTCCACGCAAGGAAGTTCATGTGCCAATTCTTGATGATACCGATGATGTCATTGCCACTGATTTTGTGTCAGTGGCCACCGGTTTGAGCTTAACCGGGGCGAAGTCGCCGAAGCCACAGTCTGTGGTAGAGTGTCGTGAACTGCAGGTGCAATGTCACCCCCCACCTGCAGTTGAAACCATCGTCAGTTGCGATGGTGGAGTCGCTTATGATGTGCGTCCAGTGGAGGTCAAACTTCACAGAAGAGTGCACAAGAAGCACAAACGCCCGTATATGGTAGCGTTGCTAGCCCAAGTCAAAGTAAAATTTGGCACACCCGCTCGCAATGCAGCTAACACGGGTGCGATACGCAAGTATTGTGCGGCCATCATGAGTGAGCATGGCGTTCGACCAACAGACCAAAGGCAGCTGTTACCAACCATCATTGCCCTGGCCTACGTACCAGATCAATGGGAAGTGGAAGCAGACAAACTTATGGAGTCTGCTCCCGTGCTAGAGCGGCTCGGAGCAGGACTGTGGTCCTGGCCCATGAACCGTCTAATGCCAATGAAATGGCAGGCCGGTAAGTGGCCCTCTGGCATTAAGAGCGTGGTGCCGAAGTCGTGGAAACGGGACGGAGGCACTGCGCCCACGTAGGCTTGCGTGGGCACGGTGGGCGCGGCGAGGCATGTTACATGTGCATCGCACCCTGATCTGCGCGTCCATCGGAGCCTACGCTTCCGTGAAAAGGACCGCAAGGCGTACTATTTGGAATTCGTTAGCGGTCCTGATCGGATTCTACAGATCAATGATGGAAGCATAGACACTTTGGAAACCGCACTATTAGAGCGTGTGTTCTTTAGGAAGGTGGATGGAGCGTTTGTGCAACCCCCCCAAGTGTCAACACGAACCATGTTTGCTAAACTCGGTAGGTTCGGTAATAGGCTGTCGCGTTCGTTTGGAGCAAGACCCGCCAGGATTTCCCCTGAACAATTCGTTGAGATGTATTCTGGCCGGAAACGCAAACTATACGAAGGCGCAGCTAACCGATTGCTTTTAACTGGGTTGCTACGTAAGTATGGGTATGTGATGGCATTTGTGAAATTGGAAAAGGTGAAGTTCAACAAGGCTCCTAGGTGTATCCAACCGCGCACACCTGAGTATAATGTTGCACTTGGCACGTTCCTCAAGCCTATAGAGCACAAAATGTATCGAGCTCTCGCATTGGCTGCTGGCATGGAAACACCGGTGGTGGCTAAAGGTATGAACGCCAATGAAGTTGGTGCCCTCATACAAGCCAAGTGGGAGAGATTTGACACACCTGTCGCAGTTGGATTGGATGCTACTGCGTTCGACCAGCATGTTGGTGTGTCTGCATTAAAGTTCGAGCATAGTGTGTATAAGGCCCTGTTTAAATACGACCCTGATTTCAGTGAGCTGCTGACTTTGTTGCAGTGGCAAATTGATAATAAGGGATTTGGGTATTGCTTTGATGGCTTTCTCAAATATCGTATTAAAGGGCGTAGGTTTTCTGGGGATATGAATACGGCCATGGGCAACTGTATAATAATGTGTGCCATAGTGTCCACCTTCCTCAAGAACTCAGGGGTAAAACATGACTTTGTCAACAATGGAGATGACTGTGTTGTGTTCCTTGAGGAGCGAGACTTGTATGTCATGAGTGGGTTTAGAGAGTTTGCTCTTTCTCTCGGTTTTGTTATCGTACAAGAAGAGCCAGTGCGGGTTATTGAGCGGGTGGAATTCTGCCAGCAACGACCGGTGTGGGTGGATGGGCAGTATCGCATGATTCGGAATCAAGATACTGCGCGTGAGAAAGACTCCATGTCTTTGTTGCACCATCAGGACGCACAATCTGTTAGGAAGTGGCTTCGGGCGGTTGGCGAGTGTGGGTTAGCCTTGTGCAGTGGAGTACCAGTGATGCAGGCCATGTATTTGGCCTACATTAGGGAGGGCATTGCAGGCAAAACACACAATGCCATGGGCATGGATACTGGAGCAAGTTATCTTGCTCGTGGTATGGAAGCCAAAGCCCAGCCAATTCATCCTGATACACGAGTGTCGTATTTTATGGCTTTTGACGTAACCCCCGCAGATCAGCTCGCACTGGAAGAATCGTTTGGGAGATGGTTCTTCAGCGGTGAGATTCGCGAAGTAGACACAATCAGTGATGTTGCAACCTTGACACTGTAGGGTGGTGCACCGCCCGTGTGATGAAATATGTCCAATCTCATCGTACCAGTTCGCGGCAAGAAAGCCGCAAAGAGTCAGAAGCCCATGAAGACAATCAAGAAGAAAATCGCAAAGAAAGAGAGGAAGGAGATGACCAAGCTGGGGTATTTGTTTCGTTCCCTAGGGAGCGGAGCTGGAGCTCTGCTTGGTGGTTACGCTGGCTACCCTGCTCAGGGTGCAGCAGTAGGAACTAGCTTGGGTGCCGCCATCAGTAAGTGGTTGGGTTCGGGTGATTATGAAATCGCTAGTAACTCAATCCTTGGTGTGGGGCCTATCCCAGCTATGCACAAGGACGGACAATCGATCATACTCCGGCACAAAGAGTTTGTTGGTGAGATCAAGGGTTCTACTACTTTCGCCGTTCAAAAGACGGTTAATTTAAATCCAGGTTTAGCAGGGTCGTTTCCATGGCTTGCAACTGTGGCTCAGAGTTTTTCTGAGTATCGCATCCGAGGAATGGTGTTTCATTACATCCCAACTAGTGGTGCCTCAGTTGCGGCAGCAAACACGGCTCTCGGGTCAGTTATGATCCAAACAACGTACCGGTCAAGTGATTCTGCCCCGCAGACCAAGCTTGAAATGATGAATGAATATTGCGCCAATGAAATCGTCCCATCCGAAACTATGTGCCACCCAATTGAATGTGATCCCAAGGAGAATCCCTTTCAGATCCAGTATGTTCGTGGTGGCAACATCCCCTCGGGAGATACATCTTTGCTATATGACCTTGGCACCACTTATGTGGCTACGTCAGGGCAGCAGACGTCGGGAACTGTGTTAGGCGACGTTTGGGTCACCTATGAAGTGGAGCTGAAGAAGCCGGTTGTTACATCCAATGTGATGGCCCAGGATTCCTACTTCATTCAGGGTGACACAACTGCTTCTTTTGTCTTTGCTGGCATCGTTGGCGGATCACTCAAGTATTCACCTGGTATCGTCACCACTTCGTTGAGTAACTCGTGCACTTTTGTTGCAGTGCCTGGGCGGTACTACACGTACTGCATCACCATGGTAGCGAGTACTGGTGGTACGCATGCCTGTGGCGTCATTGGTGATTCTTTCACTGGTGCTGTTGCATCAAATGGCCCGTATGGTGACCGCTCCTCTGAGAGTGTGTACTGTACAGCCGGGTATGGTACCTCATTGTGGAGAACTATTCAAGCCACATCAACAAGTGTTACCTTGACCTTTGTTCCACCAACAATTGACAGTGGCGGTTACAATCGTGTCACGTTGACAGTAGCCTCTTACCAATAGTAGTGTGTATATATCTCCCTTTATGTCGATGCTAGATGCCGCATTTAAACTACTTAGTCTAAGGATCAATAGTATAGTTCCCTGGGTATCCGTTGGTTCCATAACAGCGGTGTGGGCCCCCAGGTGTATCCGTCTATGGAGTTGTACCCTGATGACTGCATAAAAAGCGAGAGCATCAGCATTATCATCATCTGTGGTGAATCGCAGAGAACCCATCCGGTCTGGGAAACCAGGGGCTGCCGTGATGGAGATCAGGA